ATCTTCTTTTCCATACGCTTGAACCTTTTCAATGAACACAATTGGGTTTTCAAAATTACTTTTCAAATACTGAAAAAATTCATTCATTTCCGGAACTGACTTTGGCATTTTAACGGCGTGAATCTTATTGTTTACGAAATAAGCAATTCCGCCGGACGAACCCGGATCGATCGTGATGATTGTTTGTTTTATCATTTGATTAAAATTTATGATTGTTTTTTCTTAATTTCAAAAACACTTCACGCGCTTTTTTATTTTCGGCAACATTTAAAATTTGATTTTGATTGATACTTTTCAATGCTTCTTCAATATTCTTTGACCTTACTTTCGCGGGTGAATGTTTGAATCTTTTCGAATAGGTTTCACGAACATCGTTTCGCAACACAACTTTTGCGTATTTAATCGACATTTCATCGACTTTCAATTGTGATTGATCCATCAACCCCACTTCGATCAAATAATCTTTCACAAACGTCCAAAATGAAATGTCTTTGTCGTCAAAATATTCATCCGATTCCAAAACCAATTCATTAAAGTATTTTTCACGATCAATTTTTGGTTCTTCTTTTTCAACCGGGCGAAACTTTTCCAAATTCGCTTCAATTTCTTTTTTGGTCAACGATCTTGTTTCGTCAATCTGACGGAACGATCCATCTTTCAAGAATTCAAATTTTCGCCAATGACACATTTCCAACAAACGATCCGAAACCCTTCCGTCATACGCTTTCGCGATTTGATCGATTGTCAAATTCGTTGTTCCGTATGTGATCCATCCTTTTTCCTTCCAAAATTCATATCGTTTCAATAAAACAAAACGGATCACATTCAATTCATTTGCGTAATTATGGAACACTTTTTTTTCACCTTCGTCACCAATATCATCAATGAACAATCTTTTCACGGAAATCGCTTCAATCAACTTTCTTTGTGGATCGTCACCGTTCTTTGTTGCCACATACAATTCCGCAAGTTCTTTCGCGGTGATCTTCTTGAATAGGTTTGCGCCTTGATTTCTTTTGTACAAATGCAAAATGACATCGAAGAAAAATGATTTTCCTTGACCGTAACGTTGATTAAATGCAATTAAACCGCGATTTGAATCAACCGTTTTTGTAATATCGAAAACAATATCAAGGCAATCGGAATATTCTTTTTCAAGTGTGGGACTTGAAATGAATTTTTTCACAAAGAAGTTTTCGGCTTCAAACACAAACGCGTTATAAAATTTTTTTAAACTTTCCATATTAAATCAAATTTGCTTTTTCTTGTGGTTTATATTCAAAATTTGCCGATCCATCTTCTTTCGCTAAATCTTTGTTTGATGATTCAACCAAATATCCGTTGAACTTACTTCCAAACAATGTTTCCGGGCGAATATATTTTTTCATTTTTGGATCATCCTTCCATTCCGAAATTTTATAATCAATTACTTTTTTCAAATCCGACATTGTGAATTTTTCTTTTATCCTTGATTCAATGTCCTTCAAATTTGTTTTGTTTATTTGAAACGGAATTTTTGACGGTTTCTTTTCATTCAAATATTTTAAAACTTCTTTCGATACCGGGACAACTTCTTCTGTATTTGTAAATAAATTAATATTTGTTTTTAATTCAGTATTACTATGTGTTGGAATTTTTCCGATTCCGATTGTTTCGGTTTCCGAATCTTTCGGTGTCGGGTTTTTTCCCGTGTCGGCTTTTTTAGTACCCGGAACCGTGTCGGAAATTATCGGAAACGGATTCAAGACAATTTCGTTTTGCCCCCATTCGCCGTTGTCCTTCTTCTTTTGTTCGGTAGAAATCCAACCCGTTCCGATCAATTCTTTCATATATTTTATACGCGAATCTTTTGAACAATTCAATTCCCTTTCAATCGTTGTTGTGTAAAAAATCCAATCATCCGGTTTTGAACACAAATAAACAAACAGAAATCGCGCGTCCCTTGACAACAAAGAATTGTTGATCAATTGGTTCGGGACTTGTGTGAACGATTTTCGAATATTATTTTTCATTTATAAAATTTTTAATGATTCTTTTATTTCATCGGTTATTTGTTCGGATTCCTTGATCATTTCTTTTTTATGATAAACGAATTTTTCATTCACTTTTTTAATGATCAAAGATTGTTCACGGTGTGTGAAACCGTGAACCGAATCAATGATTGATCCCAAAATCGAATTGACTTTGTCATCAATTTTTTGTTCTTTCGTGTCGCTTTTAAACCAACCCATCATTCAATTTTATTGTTTTGTAATACTCCAACGCGTCCGGGATTCGATCCAAAAGTTTTTGAAACACTTCGTCGTCACGCTTGATTTTAAATGTTTTGATCCTTTCTTCTTTTGAATAATTTGGATTTTTTGAATATACCAAGTTTAAATCAATTTGATCAAACATTGGTTTCATCATTTCTTCCAATTTTTGCGCTTCTTCAATAGACATCGAATCGTCGTAATATTGACGCCACAAAATTTCCTTTTGTTTATTCACTAAATGTTCCGGACAATCGATCAACACATATCGCAACCAAAATTCGTCCGCGTCATATAAATGCATATATGACCGACCTTGCCATTCATACAATTTTGAAAAATCCGAATTCTTGAATGTCTTTGGATCCCAACAACATTTCAAATCCATTATTATTTTTTTACCACCAATATTTGTCAAAATATCACAATGACCGGTGATGTTTCCTTTGGTTTTTCTTTCGTCGTGTTTACGATAAAAATTCCCGTCAACCTCTGAAAGAAGATCGATTCCAACTTCTTCACCGAACAAACCTTTGTCAATGTATGGTGATTTTATTTTTTTATAAAATCCTTTTTCATTAAACAACCAAGTGTCGTCAACAAATTGTTTCGCCGTATCTGACAACTCCAAAGGCGCGTCCCGTTTTTCTTTCAAACGCTTCAATTCATTACGTTGGTTTTGTGTTAATTTACCACCTTCACGCAATCTTGTTTCGAAATCCTTTATTGTTTCCAATTGTTTTTCAGTTATAACGGCACCACGTCCGTCAACCATCAACGCGCCATTCCCGGAAGCGCGGAAATAAATTTCATTTTCCATTTGTTTGTTTTTTATTTTGTTTTTAATTCTTTGATTTTTAGATCATACAATTCGCGGATTTCATCATCCGGGATCGCTTCAAAACATTGTTCCAACTTTTCAATCGTCGATGATGTTTCAATATGGGTTTTTATTCTTTCACGTTCAATCAAACGATTGTGTTCATCAAGATCCAATTTTTTGTTTGACTTTGGATTGTCGGCATAATTTAAAGATTCACCATTAATGTCATTGATGATTGCTTGATCAAATGAAATCGCGCGTTGCAATTCAACCGACTTTGGCGCGTATTTGTCCATCAATAATTTCAACACGGTTTTTTTTCCCATACCTTCAAAATCATTCATCCATTGACCGTCCTTTTCTTTGAATGACTTTGACCATTTTTTTCCGTGATCTTGCATTTCCTTCAAAGTCATAAAAAGCGACTTACGAAATCCATTTGACAATTTAAAAAAAGCAACAAACCCAACCGTTTTTTGTTTGTTTCTTTCGTCTTGATCTTGAATCCAATCAAAAACAATTTCACCCGTCATTCGGTCAATTGACTTGAATTCACCTTCACGAACTTCGATTGTGTTTAATATTTCAAATTGATTTGTTCGATGTCCAAGTTCGATCAAACCTTTGTAGCCAATTTGAAATTGCGCCAAAGTACGCCAAACGAACCCGTCTTTCTCTTTGTAAACATTGATAAACGCTTGACCAAATGACGGTTCAATCATTAAATTCAACGAAGCAATCGCCGAAACTGAATTCAAAACACTTTGCGGTTCCGCTTCTTGCAACTTTTTGTCTTTCGAAACTAATGTGAACGCGCTTTGAAGAAATGCAATTCCATTTTTTTCACCCAACATTTTTTTGAAAATGTCTTTTGTTTCTTCTTGATCGATCAATTCTTTAAACTTCATTTTTATTGATTTTTATTTATGTCGTCAATCCATTTTTTTTCACCAAATTCAATCAATAAACCTTGATACGAATCCGATTCAACCGTTTCGATGATTCGCCAATAAAATTCATCGTGCAATGGATTTATTGATGATTTGTGTGTGATTATTTTTTCCGAATAACTTCCGAACCAAAGTCCGTTTCGTTTACTAAATTCAATTTTTTTCATCTGTTTTTTTGATTAAATCTTCAAATTTGGATCCCGTGAATTCTAAAATACTAACAATGTTTGAAATTGCCGACGGAATTTTTCCGCTTTTCCAAACAACAAATGTTTGTGGTGTCACTCCGATTATTTTCGCCAATTGCTTTCCGTCTATTTGACGCAAATTTGGATTTCTTTCGTTGTAGTCTTTAACAACTTGATCCAAGTTAAATTCGATTTTTGTTTTCATAAATATATTTGATTTTAATTCATTACGTTTTGAATGACAAACGCGGTCGTGTCGTTTATAAATGTGACATTTAAAATCACCGCGTCTTTTTTATAGATCGTTTGTACTTGACGCAACTTTAATTGTTCGCGATCAATGTTTTTGAATGTTGTTTTTGTTCCCATTTTTAATTGTTTTTATTTGTTTGTTTTGTCAAAGGTAAAAATTTTTTTTTATTTTCAAAATAAATTTAATTTTATTTAATAAAAAAAGCCGTCACAATTGCGACGGCTTCCAAACAAATTTTCGTGAAATGTTACTATGGGAATAACTTCAACACGACAAATGTATATATTTTTTTTTTATTTAAACATTAAAAAACCGGCACCAATTCCGACGCCAATGTTGAACAATCTTGTTTCGTCAAACCTTTTTGGGATTTTGATTTCTATTGTTTGAACATTTGAAGTCTTGAAATATTCATTTGAATTCGTGATGTCGGTCGTCATTGTTTGACGTCCAAAAATCCATTTTCTTTTGAACCCGGTGATCAATTTCGTTTCATTCGGAATTCTTATTTCTGAAAGATCGAATCTTTTTTGATCAATTTTCCAATCAAATTCAATGTTCTTTGTTTCAAACCTTCCGATCCTTTGAAAATCACACGGGATCGAATCGGTGAAAAATACCGGAATCGAATCAATGGAAACAATTGTTTTGTATTTCACAACCGATTTGACACGGGAAAATTCATCAATCAATTTTTTCAATGAATCATCTTTTTTCAAAACTAATTGTTTGAACGTTTTCAAATCTGTTTCCAAAACGATTTTTGAAGCCGTTTCCGTGCCTAATTTGTTTTTGAAATATTTCGTTGTGTCCAACATTGCTTCCGTTGTTTTAAACGCCTTATTTTCATTGTGTGAACATTTTGAAATTGAAAGAAACAAACAAATCAATAAAATTGCAATTGTTGTATTTTTAAAATCTAATTTCATAACTATATTTTTTGAAGTTCAACAATTGTTTCAAATAATGAATCAACCAATTTTTCCAAATAATCTTCCGACCAAAGTTTTTCATAATCGATCGGGTTATCCATAAAACCACATTCAAGAAGAATCGCGGAACAATTTGTTTTCGTCAAAACTTGGAATTTTTCTTCTTTGTCGTGATCACCGTCCGATAAATCCGAACGAAGTTTTTGAACTCCTTCGAAATCTTTTTTCAAATTCACCAAGAATTTTTCACATATTTCATCCGATCTTGTTTGTCCCGGACTTGTGAATCCTTCAATCCCAACACCACCGCCGGCGTTCGCGTGAATAGAAATAAAATAAACTTTTTTGTCTTTTTGATGAATTTCATTTGCGCGTTTCACACGTTCGTTCAAAGATACATCCGTCAATTCCGGTGACGCGTGATAATAAGTCAACCCGGCGCGATCTAATTTTTCAATCAATCTATTAACAACCCAACGGTTGAATGATCCTTCGAATAAAACACCGCGATCCCAATTTGGTGATCGCTTTCCCGGTGTTTGATAAATTCCGGCAATGATCCCGCCGTGTCCGTTGTCAAAAATTGGTGTCATTTTATTAAGTTTTTTAATTTGTTCAAAATTCCTTCGTTTACAACTTCAATGACTTGATCAAGAAGAAGAAACATTTTTGATTTTTTTCCGAATCTGACTTCTTCATTTTCACCGATTGATTGTAATTCAATCAAAACAACGTAAAACAATAAAATAAATTTAATCGTCATTAAAATTGTTCCTAAAAATTCCGGATAATCTAATCGAAAAACTTCTTTTTCCATTGTGTAAATAAACCAAACAATCAATGTGAAAATTGATATTTTTTCAAACGCTCTCCATCCTTTTTTTGATTCGAACACAAATTTTTCATCATTGTTTTTTCTTCTTACCGTGTCGGCTTTTATTCCGGTGTGAATGTCGATGATATTAATTCCAAGCGCGATCACCCACAACGCGAAAGAAACACCAAACAATGTTCGTTCATTTATATGAATGAAGATTTCAAGCATCGCCGACACCAACGCGCCAAAAGAAATTGAAAGTGTATATAAATCTTTGTGATGAATGAATGATTGGACAACGTTTTTCATTTAGTTTTTTTTTTAAAGGTTATAAATATTTATGTAAAATTATATTTTTTAATTGAAATTTCGTTTCCAATTGTTTTCAAATTTATCGTTGAATGTTAAATTCAATTGAACTTTCCTTGTTTTATTCCCATAAACCGAACCATCGTTTGACGCTAACTTCACACCGAATTTTCGGAAATTATATGAATGATTATTCAAATTATAATCGTTCATAAAAATATCATTTGAAAACAAAATGAAATCAAATATTTCAGTTGTCAAACAATCCGGAATCAAGTTTGTTTGGAATTTATATTCATTCGATTGTGACATCGAAATTTGTCTTTTTTCATAATGACGATTAACAATGGTATCTTCTTCAAATTGTGGTTCCCTTATTCCAAAAAATCCGGGAACACGCAATGAATGTTTCCAATTCGTGTCCGTGAAATCAACATTTGATTTGATCAATTTCCCATTCATAACAACATCAATTCGAACCGTTTTGTCCGCTTTCATTGTTGAATACTGATTCAAAGTGAATGTGATTGAATTTTGTTCAATAGTCAATCCAACAATGTTGATTCTTTTTATTATTTTGAAATTTCCTTCACCAATTTCGAACAAAACTTTTTTCCATTTAACAAGAAACCCGGACAAATTTTCATTCGAATCAAAATCACCAAAGTCATAAAAATCACCGAACACATTGTCGTTCAAATCATATTCATCACCCGTTTCGAAATGATACAATACAAAATCAACCGTTTCCGTTGGCAATTGTCGTTGATGATAAAATGAAGAATAATCGTTTTTTTGATTGTCGCTTGAATTTAGATCGCCGAAAACGTTGTGTTTATAGCAACACTCTTTGAAAACAATTCCGGGATCTTCACCCGCCGTTGGTATATCGACACCAAGCGCGAATGAAATTGTTCGTTCCCTATCTGAACAAAAATCAAATTGGTTTTCACACGGGAAACCATTTTTTTGTGTGTGAACTATACTTTGAAGATTTTCCATTTTTTAAATATTTAGACAAACAAAATTTGTCGTGATGATCCCGTTTGAATTAATTGTGTAAACTGAAATAAATGGAAACGGACTTGTGGTTTCATTTCTCATTCGATAAGTAAAACCGCCGGATCCGTCAAAAACTTGTGTAAAATTTGAATTCAAATAAACAACATCACCGATTTGTGGAATATAATTGATTCCCGATCCTTGGATCCATACTTCCGAATAAACCGGATAAACAAATGAATCGCAATCACCCGGAATGATTTCAAGTTTTTTCACAAACCCATTTCCATTCGTTTCGACTTCATCAATGATCGTTCCGTTTAAACCAAATAAAAATCCGTTTTCCGTTTGATCAATCAATGTATTTTGACCTTTCCTTTTATCTAAATAATAAAATTCGGAACGACACGTTGTTTTGTTCCATTTAATGAAGTATTTGCGCCAAACGAACGGATTGTTGAAAATATTTTGATCATCTGACAATATCACATCAAATTCGATTTCAACATCCTTCGTGAAATCAAAATCAATAAAGAACGGCGCAAACTTTTCAATTAAACTTCCATTTAAAATCAAAGGTTTGTCAATTCCGATTTTCATTATTGCTTGACCATAATCATTCCCGTTTGTTGTCCCGGTCGGCTTTCCGTCAAAATAATTCAATGAAGAAAAATCCAATCCAAATTCTTTCGAAAACGGATTCCAAGAAATCGGCGAAACTACATTTGCCAAACGATTCGTTCCGTCAATTTCCGATTCGCAAAAATTCCAATCATTTAACGGTTCCGAATTATTGGTTGAATTATTATCATTTATAAAATCCAACGTCAACGTTTCGATTGAATCTTCTTTCCAAGAATTCAAATTGATCGTTCCAAATTTTGTTCGAAATGATGATTCGAAAATGTTGTCCAAAACAAAATAAGTTTTAATACTTTCTAAACACAAAAAAAAGTCGTCAACCGAAATGGTTTTCAACTTAATGGTATGATCTATTCCATCAATGATTTTTATTCGCAATTTTAATTCCGACAACGTTCCATTGTATTGAAATAAACGATCTGTTGAAAAGTGAATTTCTTCATTTTGATTTGTGACATTTATTTTTTCCGAACATTCAAAAACGATACTATTAACAACATTTAAAATTTCGAATTTAATTTCGAAACCTTGTGTGTTGTTTACGGTTTTTATTATATCGAAAACACAATTGAATTTCAAACGATTGTTTGACGGATCCGGTGTTCCAATTGTTCTTTCAAAATAATGTGTCGGATCACTTGATTTCAAATTTAACCGTTGAAGTTGTGTTGATATTACATCACCCGGTTGAACGATCCAATTTGTTTCGTCGTTTACGGACGAAAAATCAATGTTTAAAATTTGGTTTTGATTATTGTTGCACATCGTTTTGGTTTTTAGGGTTTAAGGTTCCCATTAAGGTCACCCAAATAAGGCGACCTTAAATATCGCCCAAATAAGGCAATACGGAAGGAATCCCAAAATTTTATTTATAAGAATATGTTATCAATCTTTGTTCATTCATCGGATCTTTAATATTATAAATTCCCAACATTCGAATGAAACCAATGTGATGACTTTCCCAAATATATGATTCCGACGGAATTTCAATTCTCATTCGGAAACCCAAATCGACAAAACCTTGTTTGACGATTGATGTACTATGTATATTTTTCGACTTCTTTCCCTTTGGTCTTGGGAAAAAGTCATCCGCAAATGTAGTGTGTTTTTCTCTAAAATAAAAATCTTGACCAAAATTCAATAACATTTCACTTGAAGTCACTTCGATTTCGTTTATTCTATTGACTGAAAAGAAACCGTCCGTTTGATTGAAATTTTCGTGTCTATACTTACTTTTACGAACGTTTTTGTCCGGGTACAAAATGTTATTTGGTTGACCTTTTTTTCCGCCTTTACGATAACGATCAATTAACAACGTGAATGTCGCATCCGTAAATGAATTTAACAATTCATAATTTTGTATTACAACGCCCAATTTTGCGACTTTTCCATCAATTCTTGTACTTGTGAACCATCTTGTTTCCGGTGTTTCATTTAAGTTGTCACGCAATGACCAAAAGAAATCCAATTTCATTTGTTGAATTGAATTTTGAATATTCACAAGTCCCGTCGTCACACTTGCGGGAAATATTTCAATCATACAATCCAAAATTTCACCGATTTGGTAAGTATAATTTATATTTTCAGAAAATCCAACGATATAAAGATCATAAACAATATTTGAATTCACATCCACGTTTTCGGTGAATTTTTTAAATTCAAACAACGCCGAACGACCTTTTCGATCCTTAAATTTTAATAAATCGCCGGTTTTTAATCTTGATAAAACACGAACAATCAATTGTCCGTCAACCGTATATCTTGCAACCGTGACCGTGAATCCATTTGTTTCATTCATCGCGTTCGAATTCCAAACGAATTCACCCGTGTTCACAACACCCGCATTTGTTTCTTTCACGGCTTTGAATTGCAAACCGGTATATTTCCCGACATTGTCCAAAACTGATTTCAAAATGTTTTGGTGATTTTGCGCCAATATTGAACCCGGTGCGCCATTCGGATCGATTTGATTTTCGATTGTTGTTTCTAATGTGTTTAAATTGTTTGCCATTTTTTCTTTTTTTAATTATTCATAAACTTCCGAATATCTATTTTCATACAATCCCAACGGATTGTTGTTTGTTCCATCTGACCAACAACCAATTCGTCCCGTCACTTTGTAACGCCTTGCATCCACTAACAATTCCGGATCAACCAAACACGAAGTTTTGATCACATTCGGTGATAATTGTTCAACCTTCAATTTCGTTTCACCAAAAACCGGAATCAATGGATTGTCGTTTTCACGATTCCAAACACTTGACAATTGACGGAATTCCATTTCACCAATTCCGTTTTCGATTTCGATGTTTGTTGTGCAATACAAATGATCGATGTCAAAAGTACCAATTATTTTTGTATATGTTATTTCAATTCGTGTTGGTTCATTCATTAAAATAACACCAAGCGGTTTTCCCGTTTCCGGATCTGTCCCAATATCAATCGACACATTGTCCGAATTTCTGAAATATTTGTGATCCGTTTCAATGTTTGTGTTTTCGTCATAACCATCGAAAGAAACTTGAAATTTGTTTCGATAAACAACCAATGAATCATTTTCAGTTGATAAAATTTCAACAAAAAAGTTGATTTTATTGAAAAGATCTTGACGAAGATAATTCAACCAATCATTGTTCAATCCGTTGTTCTTTTTTGATGTGTCATAAAACAAAGAAGGAACGCCCGATCTTTGGATCCAATCTTCCCAACGAATTTTTGTCGCGAAAAAACATTCATAACCAATCAAATCACCATCGTCCAATTCCGTTTTTCTGTTTATTTTAACCCAATTTTTATTGTTTCCCGAAACCAATTTGAAACCCCTTTGATCATCGATCACAATGTCTTGAATTCCGTTTGAATTTTGCGGAACCGAAGAAACATTCTTCGTGATTCTTTCCAAAACATAAGACAAACCGATTTGATCATTGTCCACTAAATAACCAAAATTAATTGATTCAATAAATGATTGATTTTTGTTGATTCTAAATTGAACACGCGACAACACGTCATCTTCAAAATGTCCATAATAATTCACAACACCATTCGCCGTTTCAATTTGTGGATGTTCCAAAAACTTGTTTGTCATACCTTCCAACGGAACCGCCGACGGCAATGTTTTTTCCATTGAATTGAAATCAACAAGAAGCGAAACACGATTTGAAAAATTTATTTGCAAATTATGATCCGCGACCGACATCCACAAAATATAGTTTCGATCGTTTTCACCTTTGTTTTCAAAAAATTGTGTGAACTCCGGATTCGGAACAAACACCGCTTTCATTTTTACTTTATTGATTCCCGAAGAAGTGAACATCACATTTTCAAACGCCGTGATGTCAATTTTTGGTTGACCAAAAGTGTTTCCCGAATAAATTGTTGAACCCGTGTTTTCGTTTAAATTGAAAGATCCGTCAATATATTTTCGCGCCGTATTTATTAAAACGTTTTGATGGAACGGCGTTTCCTTATGTTTGAAATCATCTTCGTCAATTGGGATCCAAGAAAAACCAATCCCAAATTCCGAATCAACTGAAAGATTTCCAATTCCGGAAACTTCACATTCAACCAAACACGGGATTCCATAATCTAATTTATATAACGGATTCCCATTCAAATCAAAATATTTCACATTTTCAACAACAAAATCATTGTCAAGTCCATTGAAATTTTCATTGAACCATCCGGTGTTTCCCAATCTTTCGGTGTGTGATAAATTATTTTTGATCGATGTGTTTGGATTGTTCCATTCCGGAAACATTTCGATTTCAAAATTATCGGTCAATGAATTTGCGTCAAACAATTCGGAAGGAATTTCCATATTTTGAAACGTTGTAATATCTTGAAACAAACTTGACAACATAAAATCACAAGTCAATTTGTAATTATAAACACCGTTTGTTGATGATGATGACGAATCCAAGACATCAACATTTGTCGATATAAATTCAACATTTACAAATCTTTGTTGCGATTGCGCGATGTGTTGCCATTCCAACGCCAAACACAAAGATTCACCAACCAATAAATTTTCACCGTGCAAACCATTAAATGATAAAACTTGGTTTTGTAATGACGAAGCATTTGACCACGAATCAAGTTCGATTCTTTCTTTGAATTGTCTTGATGTTCCATTTTTATATTTTAACAAAACCAAACAAACACGATCCGTTGTCGAATTTTCATTTGTGCTTTTTATTTTGAATTTAAAATCAATTTCGAAATTCTTTATTTCTGAAACTAAATTATTATAAATAAAACATTGATTTTGAACGCCGGACAAATATGTTTGCGTTCCCGTTGTTCCGGTATAAATTGGAACACTTCCGATTGATTGATCTTGATAATCTGTATTACTTAAAATCCTATTAATAGGAATTGAACACGCGTC